CCGTCCAGACATGACGTTGAAAATGAAAACCGTCTTCGTCCTTTTCGTCGATGTGATATGACTTATACCCGTATCTACCAAAATCAAACTCTTTTGTTGTTTTTATTTCCACATTCATCCCCGTCCATCCTTTGCGCTTCTCGCGCTCTCTTGATACTCTAATCATACACCATGTCAAACGTTTTGCAACAAAAATATAGGGTAATGTTTTAAGGCTAGATTTTTACCCGTGTATGATTTTGTATACTATTCCTTGCCCCTCAATTCCCGCCGATGGCTCTCGCCTGAGAAGTGCCGGATAACGCCAAACTGCGAAAACCGATCTAGTACGTCCGGCGTCATGATCGACTCGAAGCACTTATCACACTTTGGGCCGGCGTGGGTCGCCTGGGGATGCGCGTTCGCTATCAGGATCGTAGGCCGGTATCGCTCGAGCCGCTCGTCGATGATGTAGGACAGCCAGTTCATTTCGTTGTCCGTCCGCTTGCTCTTGTCGGCCTCGTCGATGGCAAGGAACGGGAGACGGATTAGCGCGTCAAGTTGCCCCTGTTCGCTCTTGCCGTCCTCGAAGCCCTCGCGGATAAACATACCGACCTCGATCATCTTGAGGATCTTCCCCGCGCCGATCACCCGGACAGCAGAACAAGCGAGGTGAGTCTTTCCGGTCCCGTTATTCCCGATCAAGGCTATCAGCCCTCGCCGTGCGTCGGCAAGCCGCTTGCAGTATTCCAGGGTCTTTCGTTCTTCGTCGTCACGCGGAGTAAAGGTCTCGAAGGTACAGGTGTAATGCCGCGGCCTTATCCCCAGCGCCTCTAGTCCCGCTTCCTCGTCTACCGCTTCCGTCTCTTTCGGGATACGCGCGTCTATCTCAGCGTCCCAAAGTGGAGCGCAAGCAGGACAGACGGGAAGGTAGAGCGGGCCTTCCCCGGCGTCGTAGGATTGACCACAGCGACAGGTTTTAGTCATGCCTCAGCCTCGAACATTTCAACCTGCTTGACCGGCTTGAACCGTTCTGGAGATTCACAAAAAAGGAAATGGACTTCGGAAACTATGGATATAAATCATACCATATCGACGAAAAAGACGAAAACGGCTTTCACTTCCAGCGCCATGTCTGGACGACATACGGCGGCGAAGTTGAGACAGAAAACTGGATCATGACCGGACGGACCAAGTAACAATCCCGCATGCCCGGAGCGTATCCGGGCAAAGGAAGTACCATGACCGCATCATCCCTATGGAGAGACGCTACCAGCTACGCGATGACTACCGACCTGAGCGTCGAGGAAGCAAGAATATCGCAAGCCTACATTGCGATGGTCGCTGCCCGCGTGGATCAGGAAGTGGACGCGATGAGGCACGGCATGAGGTACGGAAGTTTTGACGGGCAGGAAACTGCAAGCATTGCGAGGGGAGCGGATTGAGGAAGTTAGACGGAACAGTCTAACTTAATGTTGGGCTGACTCACCACATCCAAACAAGTTTAGCGGATGGTTCGCAAAAAGGAGAATGACATGGCTACAGAGGAAAAGGAAATAGAAAAACTTTCAACGAACATTGATCCCGGAGTTGATTCTATATCATGTTCTGGTTGTTTTATGAAATATGAAGAATATGATATATGGCCGGAATGGTTATACGAAGAGGGTTGGCGTGTCATTCGCGGTAAAGCTTATTGTCCGCATTGTGCCGAAAAAAGAAAGAAGCCCAACAAGTAATTCAACCTGACAATGCCCAGTAGGTCATTGCAGGTTAATATAATGTTAAAAGGAGTAACCCATGAAATACCTGCCGCTCTTTATGATCCTGTTTGTCTCCTGTTCTAACTTCATGGCGCCTGACTTCACCTACACGACAGAGACGCCGGAAGCAGTGACCGACCTTGAGTCGGCGTTCCTGTACGCTTCAATGCCGTACACCCTGGACAGCGAGTCCCACGGTACGGAAGAATACTGGCAGGGGCCCGGCGAGACGATGGACAGGGGAACGGGAGACTGTGAGGACTTTGCTATCCTCTTTTCCGCCCTTGCCGAGGAACTGGGACACGACGCGAAAGTGGTTTTCTGCTACGGGCATTGCGTTTCCCGCGTCGACGGCAAGTACTACGATCCTACTCCGATCCTTACGGACGACGGATGGAAGGCGGACGTTTTCGAGCCGGTCGAGGTTGAAGACATCGAGCGCGTCTACACCGTGAGCGAGGCGATACAAATCGCGGTAGAAGAATACGGGAGTTACTAGGGGGAGTCATGACGGAAAACTTTGATGCGTACATAGCAGGACTGGGGCAGCTCGACGACACAGACCTTTATCTCGACATCGACGAAACAATGGCATCGAGAGAAAAGGACAGGGAGAAACTCAACGTCAAACTTGACAAGGGGTATCTAAAAAGACACGCAACGATGAAACGAAACCATGACGATTGAAAAGGCGGCTATCAACTACCATCCAGGTACGCCAGACAAGTGCTGTGCAAAGTGCTACCAAGGGGAGACGCGCCTTGCTTCCGGCCTATGGTGCAACCAGTTCGACTGCAAGACCAATCCCGGCGGATGGTGCGGGGTCGGCGGGATATCGCAGAAGGTTGAGAGCGTGGATCTTCCCGGCCAGATTGATTTATTCAGTTGACAGGGAAGCGTGGAGGGTGTAAGATATCCATAGCGCTGAAAGGAACCTCCATTCCGAGTAGGCGACTATTTTAGACTGGAGGGTCTATGAAAGATTCAGACCTAATTACTTTTACAAACGAAACACTTGGCGAGCTTCGGGGTTTAATGAAAGAAGGGGAGCCGTGGTTCCTTGCCGGTCAAGTATGTCGATGTCTTGGAATCAAAAACGCAAGCGAAACACTTACCCGGATAAAAGAGCGGCATGAAAAGTTTGGAGACAAGGGGGTAGGCATTGCTTATACCCCCTTCCAGACAGCGGGCGGAAAGCAGAACATCGCTGTCGTGAGTGAAAGCGTTCTGTATGAACTTATCTTCCGTAGCGACAAAAAAAAGGCGTTCGACTTTCAACAGTGGATATTTGGTGAGGTTATTCCGTCGCTCCGCAAGTTTGGCGAGTACCGGATGCAGGGAAAGTTGATACGCCGATCCTTAACCGACGGTATAAAAGATTCTGGCGAGAATGACCGGATGCACGGACACGCATTTTCAACGTATTCAATGCTGATAAACAAATCTTTAGGATTACCATCAAAGTTAAACCGCGATACCGTGCCGGCCGTAATACTTGAAAAGATCGCCGCAAGGGAAAACACTGTCGCCGCGCTTATCGCAGAGGGAAAGCAATACGGTGAGATAAAGGCTTTCATAGATGGGCTTGATTCATTATGGGCGAAACAAGACCAAGGATTTACCATAAAGATACCGCCTGTATCAACGGTCGAAGGATTCAAGGAGTAACCAATGATTTATTACATAGCGCACAAAGGAACGGACCCGTTATATTTCGAGGAAATAGAAAACCTTAAGAGTGCGCTTAAGATTTCACTCGGTATGCTTGAGGCTGAACATAGCGACGGCTTCCAGTTCGACATCCAAATCGGCTGTGCAAAAACGGTAGAAGAAGCATCCGTGAAAATCGGAAGGAGTAAGGAAGAGGATCGCCGAACTCAAGGAGGAAGGGGAATGAGGGTAACGAATGAACAGGCGAAAAAAGATATGCGTTATCCATATGAGGAATATCCAGCAAGCCAAGATATTAAAATAGCACTGTACGCCGCCGACCTTATAGAAGCCCGTGAGCTTATCAAGGAAATACGGGAAGACTTGCTTAAAATATCACAGTATCCCATAGCATTTGTCTGTGAAGAAGCAAGGATCATTGCGCGTGAAGCATGGAAGAAGTCAAAGGAGTATGCAGAATGAGCGATAAAACCGCTTCCCGAGGCTCCCATTGTATAAGTGCAAGCGTAAAGCATCGTCGGCGCAAAGTTATTCATTGACCGAATAGACAAAAGGGAGTATGATAAACCGTGCAGAAAAAGAAGAAGGCAAAAAAACTTACAGCAACAAAAGTACAGACAATCGTCAACGCGGCAATCCGCCGGCGTGACGGGGAGTGCATCATTAGGGATGGTAGACATCCTTGCGCCGGGGTGCTGACTGCAAGTCACTTTTATTCAGTCGGCGGCAATGGATGCTTGCGATTTTATCCGTACAATATCTTTACCCAGTGTTTCGGACATCATGGAATCCACGAGCGGAACCAAGACCCGGTATTTTATCATGACTTTATGATGCGGCATTACCCGAACGAATTGGCATGGATGGAAGGAGCGCGGGGACACGTTGTCAAGTACGATCAGGAAACGCTTCATGAGATAAAGCTGCTTGCAGAGACTGACGACCTTGACGGGCTGTCCGTGTATATCGCCGGGAAGATAGAGAACAGTTAGCGCCGGTTTAGTGAAACGGTATCACGCGGAGCCCGTAACTCCGCATTGCGGGTTCAATTCCTGCAGCCGGCTTATCGCGTATGCGAGAAAATGACGGGGTAAAGCGGGTTACACTTTTCCCGCTCCCGTCAACCTAGAGAAACGCCGAAAGGCTTAGAATAATGGGAGGCCGTTATTTTCACGATCCTTTATCTATCGTTTCTTGTACCTGATGCCATCATCAGCAGACCTCTTGAGGTTCAATACTTCGAGACGATAGACAGGATGCCCGCCAGCGCCTACGCCATCGCAGGACAGACGGACAACGTGGGAATACCCTTCCAGTTCATTACCCGGTTCATTGCCACGAAGCAATCGAGCGGAATACAATCAGGCTGGACAGGTTAGGTAAGCTGTTGCCAGGGAGTCAACGGCCCCATGACCCTTCCTTATAGGCGGGGATACCAAGCCGGTAGACCTACGTGGAAACTACCGGCGTTTTTTATGAGGGAAGGAATGATGGCGAAAAACAAGGAATCCGCAAGGTACAGTATTTTCCCCGTCTCGAATATCTCCGAGAGCTTTACCCTTGTCGTGTCTCCAACAGAAAAGGAAATGCGTGCAGAGATACGAAAACACCTGAGAAAGACCGAGCATTACTCGAAAGATATGTATCTCGAAACCACGGCCGGGATGTTTTCGCCGGCTTCCATGTGGGAGAAAGGGAGTATATATCCGGGGACGTTTTCATCAGACATCTTTGGTATCATGTTCTTGTCTGAAAACTGCATATGCCCCGGATACATTACCCATGAATGTCTTCACGCCGCAATGGCACATGAAAGATCCCGAATACGGTTCGACATGGCCTATGGGGATGATTGTGGTGAAAACGAAGAGCGGCTTGCATACTATACGGGATATTGCGTAAAGGCAGTAACCGACGTACTGATACAGAACGGACACGCGCAAAACTAAGTGGAAGCTTGACATCCAGTTCCACTCATGATACCATACATCATCTTCTTTCCTTTCAGGCTTCCGAGCCTCCCCCTGCCACTCCCAGGGGGTTTTTATTGACAGATAGTATAAAATAGCATACACTCCGGGTATGGCAAAGCAAAAAGGGAAGGTAGAGAACCTAATACCGCTCAATAAGCGCTCAAAGGAAGCGCAAAGGGAAATCCAGTCAAAGGGCGGGAAGGTAAGCGCTGAAAAGAAGCGAGAAAAAATACTGCTGAGTGACATACTGTCCGGATACCTCCAAAAGGAACACGAAGTCAAACTCAGAGGCGACGACGGAAAGGTGCTTGACACGAAGAAGATGCCCGCTAACGAGCTTATTGAAGAAACCATATCAACTATACTTGCTCGCGGGGACTCTGCCAGCGCGTCTATAATCAAAACCCTTGGCGAGCTGACCGAGGGGAACAAGCTCAGAATAGGCGGACTGACCGGAGACGCGATCCCGTTCGAGTACGTTGAGCCGCCGAAACCAGATGAAAGTACCAGCTAAGCTCAAGCCGTTCTTCGATCTCCCCCTGACCCATAACATATTCGAGGGAGGGCGCGGCGGCGGAAAGACCCGGACTGTCGGGGCGTTGATCGTCGAGGTAATGCGGAAAGCCCCGCTTAATGTTATCTGTGGACGTGAAATACAAAAGAGCCTGAAAGAGTCAAGTTTTGCTATTCTCGTTAAAGAGATCGAGCGGAACGGATACTCAAGCGAGTTCCAGATCAAAGAGTCAGACAGCACGATTATATCAGCCGCGGGCGGGCGGGCGGTCTTTACCGGCCTACAGCAGCATACCGTGGACAGTATCAAGAGTTATGAGGGGTTCCATTGGGCATGGATCGAGGAAGCCCAGTCGATAAGCAAGAACAGCCTGGACGTGCTTATCCCCACGCTCAGGACGGACGGATGGTTCAAGGTCGAGATAGGCGGCATAGAGTTCCGCTTCCCTTTACGGATGTTCGCCTACACGATGAACCCGTATACATGGGACGACCCGATCAACCTCGTTCTACCAGAGTCCCGCGAGGATACGCGCCGGATCAAGATAAACTACTATGACAATCCGTGGTTTCCTGAGGCACTTGAAAAAGAGCGGCTTGAGGCAAAGCAGGTAATGTCCACAGATGAATACCTGAGGATATGGGAAGGTATCCCCTACGACAACGCAGAGGACGCCGTACTTTCCCGCGCACAGGTCCAGGCTGCAATGGGAAGAACCGTGCCGGCCGACGGAGGAATAGTAGTCGGCGCTGATATAGCGAGGTTCGGGACTGACCGGACGGTGTTCATAAAGCGTGAGGGGATGCAGGTAAAGGACATCAAGGTACTGAACGGCAAGGACACGCAGGAAGTCGCTCGACAACTCAAGGACTTCGCACAAGGCGGGCGGATCGTGGTAGACGATACCGGAGTTGGCGGCGGGGTAACTGATAAGCTCAGAGACCTAGGCGCCCAAGTGAACCCGGTCAACTTTGGATCCGCGGCTATGGACAAGAAAAAATATCCAGATGTCATTAGCGAGATGTGGTTCAACCTTGCCGATCATATACACGAGATCGGGCTTGTCCCGAATAACGAGCTACTTGAGGAAGTATCATCGCGGCACTTCAAGTACACGGCGGACGAACGGCGGAAAGTTGAGAGCAAGGACGAGTACAAGAAGCGCACGGGAAAGAAGTCGCCCGACCTTGCCGACGCTTTGATACTTGCCTTCTACCAGCCGCGCACGATAGGAACGCCGAGTGCGAATGTGCGGGCTGTTGCGGGAATATAAAATCGGGTGTATAATACTGTGCTAATTGGGGGATACAATGGACGCGAAACAAATTGAAGATATCGTCAAGAAACATAAACCGCTTACCACGCGATACTACGATCAGAAAACCTATAAGATCGGCGAGAACGCGGGGATATACCAAGAGAGTCCGAAGCCGGCCCCTGACAACCGTATCCCGGTTCCGTTCGTACGCAGGGCGACGAAACTCATCAAGGGATACTTCGCAAAGCCGGGGAATATCACTTACTCAGATGATGGATGGTATGAGGAACAGATAGCCGACACCTACGACGAGAATGACGAGGAACTAGAAACGGCTTCCGTGTTCGAGGATGCTATTTGCTATGGCCGAGCGTTCGAGCTTCATTGGTACGATGCGGTAGACGGCTTCCAGTTCGCAGTACTTCCCGTTGCCCAGTGTATCCCGATATACTCCGATGACCTGAAAAAGAAGCTGATTGCCTTTGTCTGGTATCGCAAGAATGAAGATGAAGAGATAGCGACATACTACGACAACGCGGAATACCAGGAATACAAAAAGACGAAGGACGGATGGTCGCTCGATACTGAGCGGTCAGGTCGGCACTTATACGGGCGCGTCCCGGTACTTGAGGCCGTGATCGATCGGGACAAGCGGAACGTCTTTGACCACTGCCTCCCACTCATTGATATGT